AAAAAGGTATTGCAAAATAAAAAATATTGAAAAGAATGCAGTGTTTTTTTGTAACGATGGATCCGTAGAGAGGAGCAAAGAATAATGCGTAAGTTGTTTATTTTACTTATGGTTACAGTGTCATTGTTAACTGTTTTTACTGGATGTTCCGACTATCGAATTGACGAGGTAAGAAAAGTAAGCGAATATGAGGTTGTCTCTGTTTTTCAGTATGCGGAAGCCAGAACAAATCGTTTCGGTGGAGTTACAGGGACAAGCATATATTATAGTTTTAATTATTTGGATAATGACGGCAAGATAAAAACAGTTAATGACTTTGAAAATCTTGAGTATGGATTGACGAAAATTTGTTTGGGAGACAGCGACAAATATGTAATTGAACAACGTGCTCCTGACACCTATCAATATTTATATCTAACAAAAACCACATTAGAAAAAATACAGAAAAATGAATAATCACGTATATTGGTCTATGGAGGGCAGTTGCACGGTGTATATAAAACCTGATGATTTTTGCAGCTATGGAGAACTAAAAGAGGAGGCGCAGAGATGACCTAATGCCTGATACACTATGTTGGGACTGCAAAAACGCAGTGCCAGGGATACAAAAAGGGTGTCCGTGGAGCCGGGAGTTTAAGCCTGTAAAGGGTTGGGCCGCCGAACGGCGAGATTTAGAGGTTAACAGATGCAGAGACGGCAGGATAGAGAGCTACTTAGTGTTAGGCTGTCCTTTGTTTGATAAGGGGTGATAGAGATAAAATGCGCGTTTGACCACCAACATTATTGCAACGCTCTTGCGGTAAAAAACTGTAACGGCTGTAGGTTTTGCAAAGAAAGGGATGCGCTCGACGATGAGAGGGCAAAATCTATGTTCCGGTTGCAGAGGCTAAAAAAGTGGGAGAGGTATAAAAAGCAATATAATTTAAAAGACGTTATATTTGGGAGGGAGAAATGACCAAAAAGCGGCTGGAGCAGTATAGCAGCATCAAGGCGGAGATCAAAAAGCTAGAGGACGAAATCAAGGAAAGAGAAAATCGCCGCTTAACGGATACTGTTACTGGTTCGAGTCCTGAGTATCCGTTTACAAAGCACACGGTGACAATTAAAGGCGTAGATTACGGCAGCGACCTTTTGACCCGGCGGCTGAAAGAAAAAGCGTTTTTGCTGGACGAAGAACGGACGTACATAGAAAAATGGCTGGATACCGTGGAGGATAGCCAAATGAGGACGATTATCAGGATGAAATTTGTAAAAGGATTAACGTGGCAGCAAATCGCAACGGAGCTTGATGCGCCGCACAAAATGGAGAAGTTTAAAAAAGATTTTTACAGATTTATAGAAAAACACTGATTTGTCCCGTTTGTCCCGTAAATCCATGCTAGAATAGTAATATCAAAAAGTGTTCATGGCACCTCCTTTCCTATACCGTCTGCCGCCGACGGGATATAAATAGGCGGCAAAACATGATTAGACTGTCCGCACTTAAAGTGGCCCAGGGCAGTATAAAGCAGCACTCTTAACCGGGTGCTGTTTTCTTTTGTTTAAAGGGGTTAGGTATGCAGTTATATCAAGGCGATTGTTTAGAGGTTATGAGGGACATACCGGACGGCAGTGTCGATATGGTATTGACCGACCCGCCGTATAATATCGGAGTCACCACCAAAAAGGGCGGCAAAGATACGGTTAACAATTGGGATAAAATTGACGGATATATCACATGGTGCTTGTCATGGCTGATGGAGTGCCAAAGAGTATTAAGGCCTAACGGCGTACTGTACTTTTGGCATAACGATATCAAGCAAATCGCGGAGTTGCTGGAAACCATCAAAAATAAAACCGAATTTGATTTAGTATCATTTTGCATTTGGGATAAGGGCAGCGCTTACCGCGCTAGAACTTGGCAGCGCCGAGACCCGGATGGCAAAACAGCGCTCCGCTCCTGGTTTAATATCTGCGAATACTGTCTCTATTTTATTAAATCGGCTAAAGGCAAGTATAAAGCCACACGTAATTATCACAGATGCGATGATATGCACTGTAACATATGGCATGTGCCGCCGGTGCCGTCGAATAACAGGCTGCACACATGCCAAAAACCTGTGCAGATATTAGAGAGGCTTTGCCGGGTGTCATGCAGGCCCGGAGGGACAGTACTGGATTGCTTTATGGGCAGCGGATCAACCGGGGTGGCGTGTGTCAACACAGGCCGGGATTTTATCGGGATAGAGCTGGATAAGCAATATTTTGAGACCGCCCAAAAGCGCATAGAGGATGCAGAGAGTTTGATAAGGTTTAAAGGCTATGGATGATAAGTTATTACAAGAGTACCAGCAGGAGGCTGCTGCGATCCATAAGCGGTATGCGGAACTGCTGGAGGAAAGAAAGACTGCCAGAGGGCAAAAGTCAGTTGAGCTGGAGAAAAGACTACGCATCCTGGAGGGGATGTATCAGGATGTTTGCTATGCGATAAAGCAGATGAGCAAGAAGAACTTAGGATAATGCCAAAGAAAGCAAAGGAACGGACACAGGAAGAAACAACGCTCTGGATATATGATCTAATTCAGGCAAACGATCTGCACGCCTTTTATATATCAACGGCATGGCTAAGACTGAGGGCGGAAGTGCTGAGAGAGCAGCACCATGAATGCCAGATATGCAAGGCTAAGGGGAGATACGCGCAAGCCGATACGGTACACCATATTAAGACTGTAAGAAAGTATCCGTGGCTTGCGCTGGTTAAGGGAAACCTAATTGCAGTATGCGACACATGCCATTATGAGATACACCACGGAGGGGAAAGGAAATGGGGCGACGAAAGATGGTAACCCCCGGGGCAAAAAATTCAGAAAAGTTCTGACGTTGGGAGAACGGGCAGCAGGGCGGACAAAACAGATTTGCCCCACGCGCGAAAGAAAAAAGGAAGGAGGCGGCGGAGTGACCGCGAGACAAATCAGGGAATCACTGATAGAACAATTAAAAGCAAAGGGCGCTGATTCCCATATATACATGGGTTTAATTGAGGATTATGTCTGGTTCTGGCAGCAGGAACGGGAAATGCAAAAAGATATCAAAGACCGGGGCAGAACCTATATGGCAATGTCTGCGGCGGGAAGGGAATATGAAAAGAACAACCCCTCCGTGAAAGACGCTCTATTATACAGCAAACAGATGGTGGCAATTTTGGATGCGCTGGATTTGAGCACAAAGACGGTGACAGGGGGAACTCCAATAGAGGAAGACGATGATATGTAAAGAAATAAGAGATTACATAGATTTGATCCGGTCAGGTGAAATCCCGGTATGCCGGGAACAAGCCGCCCTTGCGGACTATGTGGAACGCTGTTTCGACTCCGAAGATATCCACACAGATGAAGAACAATTGCATCGTTATTTAAATTTTCAGAAATACTTTCCTTTCAATTTGCTTGCCTGGGAAACTTTTATTTTTGCTCTGCATAACTGCACTTACCGGGCGGATGGACATTTACGGTGGCCGACGCTGTTTGCACTAGTGGGGCGCGGAGCAGGAAAAAATGGATACCTTGCCTTTGAGAGTTTTTGCCAAATAACGCCGGTAAACGGCGTGAACCATTACGATGTTGATGTTTTTGCAACCTCAGAAGATCAGGCGAAAACAAGCCCGGACGATGTGCGGGAAGTTTTAGAAAATAACCGGGCATATATGGAAAAACGGTTTTATTGGAACCAAGAAGTTATCATCAACAAAAAGACCAAATCAAGAATCAGGTTCCGAACGTCTGGCACAACCGGCTATAAAACAAAGGACGGCGGAAGGCCCGGAGCGGTAGACTTCGACGAATACCACGCCTATGAAAACCATAAGCTAACCGATGTTGCGGAAACCGGATTAGGGAAAAAGAGGCACCCAAGAAAAACTATCATTACCACAGATGGATATGTCAGGGGCGGACCGCTGGACGAACTCAAGGAAATGGCGGAAGGGATCTTATTTCGGGGTGTGAACGACGGCGGATTTCTCCCGTTTATCTGCAAGCTAGACTGCCGGGACGAAATTAGCAAACCGGAATTGTGGGCAAAGGCAAACCCATCCCTACCGTTTTTTCCGGATTTGAAATATCAGCTTGATTTGGAATATGCGGCATACCGGGAAAACCCTTCCGCCGCATCGTCCTTTGTGGTCAAACGGATGAATCTCCCTGCTGACAGAGAGGACAAGGATATCACCGGATGGGAAAATATTAAAGCGTGCAACCGCCCGCTACCAGATTTGACCGGATGCCCGTGCGTTTGCGGGATTGACTACAGCAAGACAACGGACTTTGTAGCGGCGGGGCTATTGTTTAAAAGGCTAGACACATATTACTGGATTACCCATACATGGGTTTGTAAGAACAGCCCGGACTTGCCTAGAATCAAAGCCCCGCTGGAAGAATGGGAAGAACGCGGGCTACTTACTTTTGTAGACGGCCCGGAGATCCCGCCGGAAACGCCTGTGGAATGGATAGAAGAACTAAGCAAAAAATATGTCGTAACAGCAATAGGCTTGGACAATTTTAGGTATACTTTGCTTGCGAAATCTTTGAAAGAACATGGATTTGATACCGACAAGGACGGTGCAAATAACCTTTTGCTAACAAAACGGGTGACCGTCATGCGGTGGGCGCCGGTGATTGAAAGCGCTTTTGTAACGCGCTCTATTGTGTGGGGCGATAATCCCCTCATGTCCTGGTATGCGAATAATACCTGTACATCGACGGACAAGGATGGAAATATCACCTACCAAAAGAAAGAAGCGAAATCCAGGAAAACAGATGGGTTTATGGCGCTTGTATCGGCAATGTGCGCCAGCGGGAATTTAACGGATAGCAGGGAACCGGCGGGGGATTTTGATATTGGAGTGTTTATATACTAAGGGGGGCGGGCGGTTGAGGCGAACGGCATGGCAGTTCTTAAAGGATTTTTTTGGCGGCGGGAATACGATTACGGTCCAGCAAAAACTGCAAACTGAACAATTTAAATTGAATATTGAGGATTTTGCGATCCAGATGGCAATTAATCTAATTGCCGGAACAATAGGGAAATGCGAGTTCAAGACTTATTCCGGCGGGAAGCCAATTAAGGGCGATGAATATTATCTCTGGAATGTGGAGCCGAACGTCAACCAGAACAGCAGCCAGTTTTTACAAGAATTGGTTTCAAAGCTTTTGTGGAATAACGAGTGCCTGGTAGTCCCGGTTAATGGGCAGCTAATTATCGCTGATGACTTTTTCCACAACGAATATGCCCTCTATCCTGATACGTTCACGCAAGTGTCCAGGGGAAGCCTGACCTTTGAAAAGACTTTTTATATGCAGGACGTTTTGTATTTCCGGCTAGGGCATGACGATATCCGCGTTTTGTTATCAGGGTTAATAAACGGGTATTCTGAATTGCTCAATATGGCGGTTGGAAAATACAAGAGGTCTGGCGGCAGAAAGGGAATCGCCCGGTTAAGCAGCAACGCAGAGGGCAATGAAGAGTTTAAGAAGAAAGTAGACGAACTTTTTAATAAACGTTTTAAAAGCTACTTCGAATCGGAAAACGCAGTCGTCACCATCCCAAACGGAATTGATTATCAGGAGCAGAACGGCGAAGGGAACAAAAAGACCACAAGTGAAATTAACGATGTGGTGAACCTTACCAAAGAAATTATCTGGCAAGTGGCGCGGGCTTTTAGGATTCCGCCTGCATTATTGCAGGGAGATATTGCGGATGTGGATAAGATCACGGATAATTTCATCACATTTTGCATCGACATGTTCTGCGACTTAATCCAAACAGAAGTAAACCGCAAACGCTATGGGAAATCCGCATTTCTAAAAGGAGTGTTTTTGAGGATCGACACAACAAGGATCAAACGCGCTGACATCTTCGACGTAGCGGAAAAGGCAGATAAGCTGATTGCGTGCGGCGCGTACTCAGTGGATGAAATTAGGGAAAAAATTGGCGACATGCCGCTCAACACATGGTGGAGCCAAAAGCATTGGCTGACAAAAAACTATGAGGAAATTGAGGCGGCGGAATCTCCGCCGAAGAAAGGGATGAAAGAATTGTACGGAATCAAGAAATCAGGGAGCATTACGGGGCTGACTGTGGATAGCGCTGAACTGGAAGCCATTAATAAGTTTGCCTTAGAACCATTGACCGCAGAAGAAGTGTTTGCGTTTAAGATGACTGCCTGTGGGAATGACATTGACCGGGACGGCGAAGCTTTTACAGAATCCGCGCTGGAAAAGCTTGCGGAACTCTTTGTAGGGAAAACCGTAATGCAGGATCACGATCCAAAGGCGGAGAACCAAAAAGCGAGGATATACCGCGCGGAAGTAATACGAGATGGGACTACGGCAAAAACGGGGGAACCTTATGCACAACTCATAGCTTATTGCTATATGGTAAAAACGTCTAGCAACCAGGACTATATCACAGAAATTAAAGCGGGAATCAAAAAAGAGGTTTCCGTGGGATGCAACGTCGGGAAAGTGGTATGCTCCATTTGCGGAAAGAACAACCTGGAAACGTCATGCGGGCATAAAAGCGGAAAAGAGTATGGCGGGAAAATCTGTTACCGCAAGCTCGAAGAACCAAAGGACGCTTATGAAATTTCCTTTGTCGCCGTGCCCGCACAGCGGGAAGCCGGGGTGACGAAGGATTACGGAGGCAAACCGGAACAAGTACATACAACCATTGCAGAACTGCTGAAAACAGCGTTTCAGAAAACGGAGGAATGAAAATGATGAAAACAAAAGACGCAATGACCTTGGAACTCAAAGAAAAGTTTACAAGCGCCCTAAACGAGACAGATCCGGACGCGGTGGTGAAAGCTTTAGCTGATTATGCCGATGGGATCCGGCAGGATTTTGAGGACGAAATCAGGATGTACAAACAGACGCAAGACGCGGAGATTTTGGCGCGGAGAGGCGTGCGCCAACTCACGGCAAAGGAAACAAAGTGGTATAACGCCCTGATTAAAGCTTATGAAACTGGCGACATTAAGTCGGCGTTTGAAGGGCTTGACAACGCTTTCCCGGAAACGGTTATTGATTCTGTGCTGGAGGACATTAAAACCTCTTTCCCGCTGTTGTCCGCAATCAATATCCAAAATACCGCAACCATCACAAAAATGATTGTCAACAAAAAGGGGATCCAGCTTGCGGTATGGGGACCGCTTGGGTCTAAAATCACGGAAGAGCTTGACGGGGCAATCGGCAAAATTGATATTGGGACAAATAAGCTGACCGCGTTTATGGCAGTCTCAAAAGACATGCTGGACGCGGGACCCGCGTGGATTGACGCTTATGTCAGGGCGGTGCTGGTGGAAGCAAACGGCGCGGGCTTGTGCAAAGCGATTGTTGCAGGCACGGGCAAGGATGAGCCGATCGGGATGCTGAAAGACCCGGATGGCAGCGTAACCGCTGGCGTATACCCGGATAAAACGGCGGTCAAGATAACGGATTTGTCGCCAAAAACGGTAGCGGGGATTGCAAAAACCATTGCGACCGGACCCAATGGGAGATCCCGTGCGGTGCCGGAACTCTTAATGATAATTAACTCTAAAGAGTATTTTGACAAAATTATGCCTGCTACAACTTACCTAACCCCGGCGGGAACCTACGTTAATAACGTACTCCCATATCCTACAAAGATTGTGCAAGATGAAAACGTGCCGGACAATAAAGCTATTTTTGGGCTTGCTTCCCGTTATTTTATGGGTGTGGGCAAAGGCGGTTCCGGCGGGAAGATCGAGTATTCTGACGAAGTAAGGTTCCTGGACGACGAAAGGGTATACATTACTAAATTATACGGAAACGGGATGCCGCTTGATGGAAACGCCTTTGTGGTGGCGGATATTTCCGGCCTGACTCCTGCGAACCTGGAAGTTACTGTAAAAGAGGTTAAAGGCGTGGTGACAACCAAAGCGCAAAGCGCCACATAAGGGGTGGTTAAATGCCGGAATTGGCCGAAGTTAAAAATTACTTACAAATCACATGGAATGACGAACAGAACGATCTGAGGCTAAAAGGCATATTGGAACGGGGGAAAGCGCGCCTGCAAGAGATTGCGGGCGCGCCCCTTGATTTTGACACGGAAGGGTCTGCAAAAGCTTTACTGCTCGATTATTGCCGGTATGCGAACAGCCAGGCTTTGGAAGTCTTTGAGCAAAATTTCCGGGCGGAGCTTTTGAGCCTGAACCTCAGAAAGCAGGTGGACAAGGATGGAAATCAAAACGCCGACCCCGTTTGAAACCTTTACAAGCGGGATATGCGATATTTACGAAGTCACTGGAAACCAGCTAGGAGCAAAAAAGTTATCCGGCCTTGCTTTTGGGGATAAAGTGGTAGGCTATAAACGGTTTTATGCCGCGAAGACCGCGACCGTGGAAATAAACCGGGTGATACAGGTGCAAAGGCAGGAAACTATCACGGCAAAAGACAATGCGGTAATAGGGGCGACGCGCTATAAAATCGAACAAATCCAGCAAATACCAGACACAAATCCCCCTGTTACGGTTTTGACCTTGCGGCGGATTGGGGTGTTGTCATGAGCAAAAAATGCAGACCGGAGGACATGGGGGATCTTATCGCCCAGCAACTGCAGTTATACTGCGCTGATACGCAATATATGATTACGGCGGCGGTGGATAAGAGGGCGGATGAACTGGTTAAGGCGCTGAAAAGCGATTCCCCGGAACGGACGGGCAAATATGCTAAAGATTGGCGCAGCAAGGTCATTACAAATGATTTTAGCTACTATAACCGCAAAGTGTATAACAAAGACCATTACCGGCTTACCCATCTGCTGGAGTACGGACATGTAAAACGAGGGGGAGGACGCACCTCTCCGCAGCCGCATATAGCCAAAAACGAAGAAAGAATTTTAAAAGAATTTGAAAAAGATGTATTAAGTGCGCTGCGCGAAGGCGGCGGGCTCCGCAGCAGAAGGTGAGAAATGGATATTAAATCATGGTTTGAAAACCTTGGATACCCCATAGCGGAAACGGCCTTTATAGACGAAACCCCGTTACCGTCTATTGTCTATTTGGATGAGCAAGAAAACAGCGGGCCGGACAACGCAAATATGATAACTCAGCATACAGTATCTATTGAGTTTTATAGCGAAATCGTAGACGAGAACGCAGAAAAAAAGATAGAAGGGATTCTGGACGAAAAGGGGATCCCTTACACAAAAGAACGCGCCTGGGTTGACAGCGAAAGGTTTTTTATGACCTCTTACGACCTGGACGAAATACTGGAAAAACGGAGGGTTTAATATGGCAGTAACAGCAGGCGAAAAAATTGTACTTGGCAGCGGGAAACTATATATTAAGGAATTCACGGAGACAATCACTGCGCCGGATACCATTATTAAGGAAATGGAAACCGACGAATGCCTTTTAGGGCTGATACAAGGCGGCGCGACGCTGGAATACAAACCGGAGTTTTATACGGCAGAGGACGATCTTGGATTAGCGTCAAAAACTATTATTACCAAGGAAGAGGCAACTTTAAAAAGCGGGATCATGACGTGGTGTGGAGCCACACTGAAAAAACTGTGTTCCACCGCGCGTGTGACAGAGGACACGGCAAAGGGATTGCGCACTGTAAAAATCGGCGGCGCGGGAAATTTTGACGGGAAATACTATGTCATCCTGTTTGTCAACGACGATCCGCAGGACGGAAAAACCTATGTTATGGTTGTAGGCAGCAACCAGGCGGGATTTTCGCTTGCCTTTGCGAAGGATAAAGAAACAGTGATTGACGCGGAATTTGCCGCGAAAGCCCTGGACGACGAAGGGACAAAGATTATTTATATGGAGGATATTCCGAAGGAGGCTGAACCGAGTGCTTGATTTTACAAAGGTCAAAAAGAATTATCTGAATGTTAAATTAACGGATGGCACAACAATTCTGATTGGGATGCCGACAAAACGCCAGTTTGATGATTTTTCCAGGCTTAACGAACGGTTGACAACGGCACAGATGAATGATTTGTCGGAGATAGAAGAAATCTATAATTTGACTGCCTCTATTATGAGCCGTAACAAGGCGGGAAAAGAAATATCTCCAGAGTATATCGCAGATATCTTTGACATTGAAGATATCGTGACGTTTTATAATGCCTACGTGGAATTTGTGGGCGGCAATACGGCCTCCCCAAACTGAAAATCCCCTATTACCCGGAGGAACCCAGGAATAGGGGATATGACGTGCCGACCTATGATTTGCATTTGATCAAGGGGTATTCCGGCCTCAGCTTTTATCAGATCCAGGAACTTGACTTATGCGATTATCTCCAGCTTAGGAGGGACGCATTTATCTCAAAGTGCAATGAATCCGAGGGAGGCCGGGAATACCTTGAAAAATGCTGGCTATTGGAACAGACGAAGCCCGATAGGGAGAAATTAAAAATGATTAATAAATAAAATTAGTGCTAGAAAATTTTATCAATAGGCTCTCTTTTACTATAACTTAAATACGATTTGAAAATTAGGTCTGAGTATTTGATAAGGTCTTTAGGCGTATCTATAAATATTTTCCAGTGAAATTTATGCTTATCTGCTGTTTGTTTTAAGCGGGGATCGTTTGCTACCATATCATAATCCTTTGGCAAAAATGCAAGAGTAAACCATTTTGATTTTGGCCCAATCTTGATACGGCAAAAATCTATACCCTCTTGCGTGAATATGCCGAAATATTGTTGAGAACGTCTTTCAATATGTATGGTTTCCAAATCAACTTGATTATCACTTAAAGCATCTTTTACAATTTTAAAAGCTTCAATTTCATCAGGTTCAAGAATAATGTCAGAATCTTTTTGACCGACGTTGCTAGTTGAATTAATATTACCATCTAAAAAATTAAAGCCAAATTCTATTGCCATAATAATTCTCCTTGCTAAATTTTGATATAATTCTACGACAGAAAGGGAATATTTACAATACCCTCTTGCATTCCGCGAGGATCTAAATAATAAGCTGAAAGCCACCTTCGTTTTGAGGGTGGTTTTTTTCTGCTCAAATGTAAGGCAGGTGAGCGAATGTCAAAAAATAAAATTGCTGGAATTACTGTGGAAATTGGCGGAGATACCGGACCACTAGACAAATCTTTAAAAGACGCAAACAAAACAATAAACAGCACCCAAAGCGAATTAAAAGAAGTTAATAAGCTGTTAAAGTTTGACAGCAGCAATGTTACGCTAACGAAACAGAAACAGGATTTGCTTAAAGAAAGCATTTCTGCCACAAAAGAAAAGCTTGATACGCTTAAAGCCGCACAATCTCAAGTAGAACAGCAATTTAAAAGCGGAGAAATAGACGGTGGAACCTATCGGGCTTTTCAGCGTGAACTTGAATCTACCAAGAAAAAACTTAGCGACTTAAAAGATGAAAAAAAGAATGTTTCTGTTATTGGTGCGGCATTTGACGAAGTAAAAGATAAAGCGCAAAATCTGCAAACAAAACTCCAGCCAATAGCCAGCGGCTTGAAAAATATAGGCAGCGCGGCTGCAAAAATTACAGGCGCGGGAATTAAAACCGTAGGAACAGCGGTAAACGTTGCAGAAACAGGGCTAAAAGCATACGCAGGAACAGCCCTTGCCGCTGGTACAGCGATAACAGGAATGACATACAGCGCCGCAAAAGCCGCCGACGATATTAATACCATTGCAAAGCAAACGGGACTTTCCACGGAGCAGATTCAGAAATTTCAGTATGCTACAGATATTATTGATGTCCCTTTAGATACATTGACGGGCAGTATGGCCAAAATGACGAAAAATATGGCTACGGCCAGCAAGGGCACTGGGGACGCCGCAACGGCGTTTAAAACGCTTGGAATAAATATCACTGACCAAAACGGGCAACTAAGAGACAATCAGGAAGTATTTAACGAAGCAATAACCGCTCTTGGGGAAATGGAAAACGGCACTCAACGAGACGCACTGGCCATGCAGATTTTCGGGAAATCGGCACAGGATTTAAACCCGCTGATATTGGGCGGAGCGGACGCACTTAAAGTATTAGGAGATAGTGCGGATGACGCGGGATTAATTCTATCTCAGGACGCGCTTGATGATTTAAACTCTTTTAATGATAGTGTAGATATTTTAAAAGCCAACACTGGACAGGCGGGAAAAGTAATTTCCGGCGCTTTTGCCGGTGGACTAAAAGAGGCTACGGACATTGTAGGCGGGGAAATACCGAAACTATCAAGTGCGTTCGCCGGAATATTTTCTGGAACGGATACGGGGAAATATCAAGGCGAATTAACAGCTAATCTAACGAGTTTATTTCAAGGGCTTGTCGGTTGGCTGAACGGTCAGATTCCAGCGTTTTTAAATGGGATAAATAGTTTTATTATAGCGCTTGTTACCGCTTTAGCCGCTTCGCTTCCAGGTTTAATCAACACGCTACTTCCAGCCTTAATTAATGGCTTTTTTTCGCTGATACAAGGGATATTGCCGCAAATCCCCGTAATTCTCCCGTTACTGGTAGACGGGGCGATGCAACTCTTTATGGGATTGCTTGACGGACTAAATTTAATTATCCCTCAGCTTATGGAAATGTTGCCTGGGATTATCCAGCAAATATCGGATATTTTGATCCAAAACCTCCCGTTGCTTATTACGGCGGGCATACAGCTGCTAATCAACCTCATAACGGGGATTGTAAATGCGATTCCACAGTTAGTGCAAGCGGTGGTTTCGTTGATTCCGGTAGTCATCCAAGCGTTGATGGATAATTTGCCCGCTCTTATTCAGGCGGGGGTTGATTTATTTATTGCCCTCGTTCAAAACCTACCACTTATCATTACCACGGTTGTCAAAGCAATCCCGCAGATTATTACCGGGATCGTGGACGCGCTTGTTGGGAACATAGATAAGATTATTGAGGCCGGTGTACAGTTGTTTATCGCGCTTATTGAGAACCTACCAACCATCATAGTCGAGATTGTCAAGGCAATTCCGCTGATTATCGAGGGAATTGTGAAAGCGCTTGGAAGCCTTGCGTATAAAATTGTTGAAGCTGGCGGAAACCTCATAAAAGGGTTATGGCAAGGCATCAAGGACGCAGGGGCTTGGCTATGGGATAAAATCAGCGGGTTCTTCGGCGGAATCGTCGATAAAATCAAGGGCTTTTTTGGCATCCATTCCCCGTCAACTCTTTTTAGGGATCAGTTAGGCAAAAACCTTGCGCTCGGCCTTGGCGAGGGGTTCACCGGCCAGATGAAAAAAGTATCCGATGAAATGCAAAAGGCAATCCCCACAGATTTTAGTACGGAAATACAAGCGGGCGTTAATGTTTCGAGGAAACTTGAAAGTAGCGGGAATTACGCAACGTCCGCAGGCCGGACGGCAAATTATAACTTTACCATCGAAAAATTTGAAAACAACAGGCCGCAGGATTTACCGACGCTGATGAGGGAGTTTGAGTTTATCAGCCGGAACGCGGAAATGTCCAGGGGGTAATATGCATTACTGTATGTTTAAAGGCGTTAATTCCAACGACTTAGATTTATTTATGGAGAGCGTCCCGCCAAAAGTAAGGCCCCAACTTAGAGTAGAGCAAAAAACGATTCCGGGCAGGGACGGCGTTCTGACCGTTTCCGACGGGGCTTATGATAATTTTATAAGGCAAGCGGAATTTGTGGTCTTTGATTTTAGCCGTATAGACGAAATCACGGAATACTTTTCTGGATCCGGGTGGCTGACCTTTGACGACGAGCCGGAAAAACGGTATCGTGCAAGCGTTATCAACCAAATCCCGTTTTCCCAAATTATTCGATGCGCTAATAGGATACCTGTAGAATTTGACTGCTACCCCTATGCGTTTGAGTCATCTCCGCAAACAGCAGAAAATCCACATATCTTATATAACCTTGGTAACGTGGAAAGCAAACCCACTATTGAGATTTATGGAAACGGAGATTGCATTTTAGAAGTTAATGGGAAGCTGTTTGAAGTCCGTGGCGTAAAGGAAAGCGCCACAATTGACTCTGAAAACCTCTTAGCGTATAGTGGGGGATCCCTCTTAATTACAAAGGGAGAATTCCCCGCCTTTAAAATAGGGGAAAACTCTTTGGACTGGACGGCGGACAGATTAGTTGTAAAGCCTAACTGGAGGTGGATTTGATGGTTTCTGTGTTTCCCGCGAACGAAACCGACTTTTCTACAAACGGGGTAAAGGCACTGACATGCATCTCCGCGATAGTATCTGAGGAAATCAACGGGGAATATTCCCTGCAAGCGGAAATACCTTTGACGGAATCTGTCGAGAACGGGACAATCTTGAAAACAAATACCCCAAAGGGAAAACAGTTGTTTAGGATTTACAATATCAGTCCCAATATTACCGGCGGGACAGTTATTTATGCAAGGCATATCTTTTATGATCTGCTGGATGATTTTATCGAGGATAAAAGACCGTCAGGGGACGGAAATGCCGCCGTTTTATCAATATTAGACGGAACGGGATTTGCGGGGGTGTCCGATATTACCACGGAGAACCGCGCAACTTATCAGATGACAAACCCGGTAAAAGCGCTCATTGGCGACGGCAATTCTTTTGTTAACCGATGGGGCGGAGAAATCGAACGGGACAATTTTACCGTACGGATGCTGGAGCGTGTGGGCGCGGACAGAAATGCGACTATCCGTTATCGAAAGAATTTAACCGGGTTGGAGTGCAGCACAGATATCAGCGGAGTGGTAACAAGGATCTACCCTACCGGGAGAAAGGCGGATGGGCAGACGCTTTTAACGTTGCCGGAAAAATATATAGACAGTCCGCTGATTAACAATTATGCAAGGATAAAAACCGCCCGTGTAGACTACCCGGATATTAAAGTAGTTACAGAGGCGGGAGAAGGGGAAAGCATTGTCACGGAGGCCCAGGCGCTAGAACGTTTGCGGCAGGCGGCAAAAAAGGAATTTGAAAATGGCGCGGATTTGCCTGAATTTACAGGGAAAGTTGAGTTTCTGCCGCTGCAAGACACTGAGGAATATAAAAATTTATCCGCATTAGAAAAAGTGTATATAGGGGACTCTGTAACTGTATATTATGAACCTTTAAGCATTGGACTCTCTGCGCGTGTAATGGCGTATAGCTACGACGCATTGGGCGGAAGATATGAGTCTGTTACGCTTGGATGCGTTAGGCCGTTAGCCGGGACGCTAGGAAGCACGCTAGGCCAGTATCTCCAAAGTGTTGACGATGCCCATAGCGAGGAGGAAAGTAAAATCCGCCAAGAATTTGTAGCGGCGGACGGTGAACTGCGTAGCGCTATTGAGGACACGGAAACCGGGTTGTCGTCTGAAATTGAGCAGACGGCGGAACAGCTTACGATAAGTTTCACAAACGCGGATAAAGGGCTGGAAAGCCAAATCACACAGACCGCCGCCGAGATAACGGCGCGGGTGCAGGACAACGAGGATAATATATCAACGTTGTCTCAAACCGCAACAAAAATTGAAACGAATGTAAAAAATCTGGAAGATGACACGGCAAGCCAATTTAAGCAGACGGCAACGGAGATATCCACAAAGGTGTCCAAAGGGGAAATCGCCTCCACTATTAACCAAACCGCGCAAAGCGTAAAAATACAGGCGGGCAAGATTGATTTAACCGGCTATGTTACAATGACAAATCTCTCAACAGCAGGACAGACGACGATAAACGGCGGCAGCATTACAACCGGGACTATCGACGCCGCTAAAGTTGCAGTAAAAAACCTAAAAGCAGACAGTATAACTTCCGGAACCCTAGACGCAAGTAAAGTAACAGTTAACAACCTTGACGCAAGCAAGATCACAACCGGGAAATTAAGTGCGGATAGGATAGACGTCGATAACATTTCTATTGACAGGATTTCTTTATCTTCGAGTAATTATATAAAAATTAGTAGTGCTTACGGACCGGTTTCGCTGGATTTATATTCTGGATCTTCTTATCGCGGGGGGCTTTGTTATGATTCGAGCAAAGGGACAACATTAAGGGCCTGGAGTTTGGGAACAGGAAAGGTAACTCTCGACGCGGATAGGATTGATATTACAGGGACATTGTATTATGGCGGATACAGGGTTGTGTGGAAGGATGTTTCAATTAACGGCACTAACTATAAAATTTTAGTCAACGCCTGATAGAGAGAAAGGGTGAAACTGGTGGAAGCAAAAAAACAAATCAGCCTTAACGCCTGGAATCGCTATTTAGTGACGGTGCAGGCTGTTCAGGGCGAGAGCAGGGCGAGAAAATTAGCAATATCCCTGATAGATCAATCCGGCGCGCCGATTGATTTAACCGATGCAGGAGTCAGGCTTTATGCGGAAAAGAAAGACGGCACAAAGGTTTTTACAGACGGTATTGTCACGGATGTGGAGAAAGGAATCGCTGAATTTATACTTACAAATCAACTTGTTTCTACGCCGGGAGAAGTCAAAGGAAACGTTGTCGTGACTCAGAGTACAGGGAAATGCCTGAAATTTATCGGATTGACAATACAGGTACTCCCCTCTGATTTAGAGAACGCTGTAGAAAGTACGGATGAATTTTCTGCATTGACCGCGGCCCTAACAAAAGTAGATTCCGGGATGGCGGAAATTAATCAAGCGGTACAGGACGTAAATGCCGCTGTAGTACAAGTAGACGCTGCTATCCAGCTTGTAGAGGAAAAGACCGCGCTTGCAGACACGGCTGCTGTTTATGCTAAAGAACAGGGTGATGCGGCGAAAGTAGTCGGCAACGATTTGGCGGAGAAGGCTGCAAGTGGGTATTTCAAAGGGGAAAAGGGCGATCAGGGAATACAAGGGGAACCAGGTCCGCAGGGGCAGAAAGGGGATACTGGCCCGCAAGGCCCAAAGGGAGAACAGGGACCCCAGGGAGAACCAGGGTCGCAGGGTCCATCGGGCCCGCAAGGCGAAACCGGACCGCAGGGACCACAAGGGCCGCAAGGGGAACCAGGGCCGGGCGGAAGCCCGGAGGAAATCATCTCCACTTATACGCACACCAAGGCAGAAAGCGTACATGTATTAACAGGTACGGGAAACAATATCAAATTTCTGGCGGCGGCTGACTTTGAAGTGGGGGACACATTTACCGTGAACGGAACGGAAATCAGTGCAACCACGCCGGACGGTATCGCTTTGCAGCATGGAGCGTTCAAGGCTGGGTGCTGGGTACTTGCGGAATACGACGTTAGCAGGCTGACCATCTTCGCGCCGATTGGGCTGAGAAACCTAAGCAACAAAAACCTTTTAATTAACTGGGATTTTCGGAACCCGGTGAATACGCGGGGGCGGAGCGAATATACAGGGACGGGATATACGGTTGATGGGTGGCTTATCCGTGGGGATAACCTAAAATGCACTATCGAGGATAAGGGGATTAGGCTGACGGTAACGACAGACCCTGGGACAGACGATTTTATGTACCTTAATCAACGGGTAGATAACGATAAAGCATTGCTGGGGAAAACCATCACAATCAGCTTTGAGATAACCCAAGCGCAATGTTCGGGCCCAGGATTTTCTCTGCGGTTAAATGACTCTGATGATGTCAAGTATAACACTGACCTGATTGTTAATGCCCCATATGCCAAGACGCCTGGAATTTATAGCGCGACAGTAACACTGCCAGAAACCTTAAAGCACTCTGGGATAAATTTTGCGGTATATGCAAAAAAAGAATCCGGGAATGGGGACTATATTGTAATTTCCCGCATGAAGTTGGAGCTCGGCCCCGTGTCCACCCTGCAAAATGATCCTCCCGCGGACCGCGCGGAGCAGGAAAACCTGTGTGCAAGGTTTGGGCAGGATGGGAACCTGATAACCGGGCCACTGCATTGCAATCCAAACCTGTTAGTAAATTGGGACTTTAGGGATCCTGTAAACCAGAGAGGGCAGACGTCTTATACGGGCGCGGTCTATGGCCTAGACATGTGGAAAAGCTCCGTATCATCGACCGTGTTAAGTATTGTGAGCGGAGGTATTAAAATATCCTCCGGTGGTACAGCGGTTCAAATGCTGCAGTTTACGCCTGATAATGGGGTGCAGGTGACATTATCGGCAAAAATCGATGGTGAAATCATGTCCCATACATTTATTTGGGATCAGAGTTCTACCTATATTGCCAGCGGTACTTTCCCCAATGGGTTTCGGCTTGCTGTGTCTGGAACGGTCAATTATGTGCAGCTCTATAATGTTTCAGGCAGCGCAGATGCTGTGATTGAATCTGCCAAGCTGGAGCTCGGCTCCGTCTCTACCCTCCAGAACGACCCGCCGCAGGATTACGGGGAGGAACTACGGAAGTGCCAGAGGTACCAATGGGTGACGCCGTACCGCTCCGAATGGATTAGGGCTGCAAAGGTTATCAGCGACGCCATCTACTTCGAGGTAGCCACCCCGGCAACCTTTAGGGCAAACCCAACTATAAACACGTCGCTGCCGGAGGCAAGGCTGACAATTACCGGCTTTGGCACTACAACGGCCGCTTCTGGGTTTACTTATTCGGCCATGTCTACGGGATACGGGGTAAGGATCACTGCGAATAAAGAAAATCATGGGCTAAAGGACGCAACCTTGGAAATTATGAGGGTATTGCTTGACGCGAACCTATAAAAAGGAGGCGGGAAAAATGGACGAAGAAATTATTGTGCAAGAAACGTACAATCTGCACTACATAAAAACCGACGAAACCGGGCGCATTATCGACGGCTGGAGCAACGGGCCTTGCCCGGACAAAGAAACATCAGGGGCAATCTGCATCAACGAGCAGGGCGGATACCAGTTTAGACTTTTGCCGGGCGGGGAGGAAAACCCTCCGCTGCGCGATGACCGTGGGATCCCCTTATATAAATGGGATGGGACACAAGTAGTGGTCAGGAGCCAGGCAGAAATTGACGCGGACTATGTGGAGCCTGAGCCGGTAACGCCGCTGGAGGAACAAGTCAGGGTCTTGAAAGGTCAATTGGCAGCTCAACAGGAGAATGCAATAATCCTGGAAGAATGCCTGGTGGAAATGGCCGGGGAAGTCTATGCGTAAGCTTATCGCCAATATGGCGTTAGCAATCTATTTTTGCATATTGAAAGGGGAAAAAGAAATGATGGCAATGTTATTTGCATGCAGGGTGGTAGACGGAAGGACGGAAAGTTTTGACCTGGTGCCAGCAAAATTAAAGGCGCAGGTTGCGGAAATCATAATCAATGATTTTAACCTGCCGGAATTAGTGCCGGTAGAATACGGCGGAACAGCGGCCTAAATATCAGCCCGGGACTTGCCTTGCAGGGGGAAAGTTCCGGGCTTTTTATCTTTAACAAGGGGTGGAGTATGCAGATACGGAAAAACTTAGCGGCGCTGGACAAGTACCAGAGAAAATGCCCGTACCCTATGAAGCCGACAAGGGTTGTGGTGCATAATACGGCGAATGATGCGCCGGCGCTCAACGAGGTAAAGTACATGCTGTCAAACAACAGCGAGGTGTCTTTCCATTATGCGGTGGACGATTTGGAAGCTGTGCAGGGCGTGCCGGAAAACCGCAACACCTGGAACGCCGGGGATGGGAACGGCAAAGGGAACCGGGAAGGGATATCGGTAGAGATATGCTATTCCAAAAGCGGCGGGACAAGGTTTTTAAGAGCCGAACAGAATGCGGCGGAGCTGATCGCGTCTATTCTGGAACGGT